CCGTCCTCTACATACCCAGATGCTCTAACGTAATTATTTGAATCGTTTTCATCGTGAGTCATTTTTGATGGAAGATAGTTTACACCACCTTCATTAAACTTTCTTATCTCAGCCAATCCACCAGTTTTTAATCTTGTTCTACTTAATGAATAAGGTCCTATTCTTGGATCTCCTAAGCCTTGTTCTTCTGGTGCATAAACTTTTTCATATGCTTTTTCTTCACCTGTTGTTGGATCAATAAAAGTATAACCTGGTCTTTGTTTTTGTAATTCTAAATAACTCATATTATATCCAGGAGAATATATATCAGTTGGACCTTGATCAAATGCGCCACCAAGATAAGTTAGTGCTGCCAAAGACCCACCAACTTTTAGAGGATCATATCCTGTGCCATCTTTCTTTTTTAAAATATCTAAAATACTTCCCATTTCTCTTTTAGAAGTTTCCATGGCTCTGGCTCTATTCATATCTGAAGCAAAAATTGCTTCACCAGATTTGTTCATTCCAGGATAGGAAGTATTTGCAAATCTAGACATAAAAGGTAATGAAGATACACCCGGTAAATTTGAAAATGTAGGAACAAAGCTAGCTCCAGCAGCTGGGTTTCCGAACCCTGCAGCTTTAGCAAATCCTCCTGCTTGTCCTAAATTATATCCAGTAAAAGCACCTGCTGCAGTATTTAGTAATCTGTTTAAACCACCAATACCTTGGTCTTTAGAATCTTTGTAACCTCTGAATCCTCCGTATGCTGCTAATGCGTAGGGTAGTAAATTAAGCATTATTTATAAATTCTCCTATTTAAGATCTTAAATATGAAATAATACCATTTTACTTGGTTGATATCAACTCATCGTAGAACTTACCTTGATACTGGTGTTCTCCAATATGTACTATAGCATCGTTAACATAAGCATAGCACTTACCTCCTAAGTCTCTCCATAGCTTACAAAAGGCAAAATCCTCACCATTATAAGTCTTCTCTTTAGGATCATGTAAGGTGTCAAAAAAGTTCCACATATTAGGTTTGTTAACATACTTTCCATTAATAACAGTCTTTTGAACTATTTCTTTATCAGGATATCTCTCAATCATTTTTTCAATAACTTCTCTCTTAATAAGCATACATCCTGTTGGTGAATCCGTAACCTCCATAACTCCTTTCTTAAGCTTAATATTATTAGGATCAGGAACTTTCATTGGGTAAGTGTGCAAAGCCCTTCTAATGTCATCAGGTGATTTTATCCTACCTTCTTGCATTTTAGTAAAAGCTTTTTCCCACATTAAAGTTTTAAGTGGATATGGCACAGATATGATATGCTTGTCTGCTTTTAACATGGCAAATATAGATTTACCTTGAAAATATATGTCGGAATCAATAAACAATAAATGAGTTGCTTTTGATTCAAGAAATCCTGCTACAGATAAGTTTCTACCTTGTGTTACCAAAGATGATTTTATTAAATGAAAAGAAACTTTAAGTTTTTTCTTAAAACACTCTTGTTGAAATTCTATTAAGGCTTGTGTGTAATGAATAGAAACCTCACTGTGAACAGGTGTTGCTACAAAGACTTCAATACCTTTATACTGATCTTTATTTTCTTTCCACAATGGTTCAGTTGCTTTTTCATAATCAGATTGAGTTTCTATACTTACTTCTTGTAATGTTTGATATGTATCTTCGTTAATGTATTTACTGCTTGACACTTAAAGCTCCTTTCAAAAAGTTTTCCCATTCTATAGCTTTTTTATCCCAACTATAAAATTTTTTATAATATTTTTGTTGCTCACTTAAATGATTTTGAATCGCATCTGTATGAAGATAACCAGCTGCAACATCTATAGCCCCTGCTGTTGCTGCGGCTAGTAATTCTAGATTTTTTGTATAGTTTATATACACGGGCCATTCAGCACATGTTTCAGGCAAAGCCCCAAAGTTTGTTGTGATAACATGAAGCCCTGATGCTAAAGCCTCTAGAGCTGAGGCACAAAAAGTTTCTTCAAAAATAGACGGGTAAACAAACAAGTCATAGTTTGTCATGTTGTCTAATATATATTCATTTGGTTTATAACCAATATAATTCACATTAGGTAATTGCTTAGCTTGATCAAATAAAGCTTCTGTATCTTTGTTTGCTTTATCAGCAAACTCTTTTCCATAGACTTCATTTGAACTATACACATCTAAACTTATATTTTTATTTTGTACATACTGCATTGCAAGTAACAATACATTTAAACCTCTCCAAGGTGTGCAATGATGAATAATTCTTATTGGTTCTCCTTGTTTATATATTTTTCTTTTTGGAAAAGAACTAGCACCGTTTTTAATCACAATACATTGATCCTCTGGTATTTGAAAAAAATATCTAAATTTCTCATAGCACCAATGTGAGTTAAAAACATACCAATCATATTCATGGTGTCTATCTTTATTTCTAAAAAAACTTTGAAGATTTGGTTGATCCCAAGAATTTTTCTGCCAAAGTATATTTATCTTACTAGGATCCAGTGGCACTTTTCCTGGAATAGATGTGCATATTTGAAACTTGTTTAATAAGTCTTTTGATACGTACTTTTCAAGCAACTCATGTTGTAATTCAGTTGCACCTCTAGGTTTCATTATTTTTTGGTTTTTGCACCAATATTACCAGCTCTTGTTACTTTAATTTGTAAATCTTGCCTAAAATCATCATTAGTAGTATCAGTGTTGGGATCAGCAACATCAGCATCAAAATCAGCTTTACTATCATAAACCTTTCCTGTTCTTTTGTGTTTGATAATCTCAATCGCCTCTGCAGGTATTTTTGGTAAATCACTCATTGTTTACGTCCTTGTCTATTATATTTTTTATTATGTTGCAACTTCTTTTTCTTATTTAAATTTTTTGTATGTCTCCTTGGTCTCTTACGAGGTTTTGGCCTTGGTACAAAATGTGTAAATTTTTGTCTAGCCATGTGTTACAGCTTCAATTGATAAATTAAATGATACACTTATTCTAGGTAAATCATTTTGATTCATTTCAACCATATGATTTAAATGGCTTGGAAATACAATAAATAAATTATCTTTAGGTTGTACTAAAAATGATTCATGAAAATCTGTATCCTGCTCAAAAACATTATTTGGAGGCAAAGAAAAAGAATTAGAATCATTTCTAAAAAAAATTAAATTACCACTATCTTTAGGAACCTCTAAATAAAATACTCCAGAAAAATTACTGTTAGGATGTTGATGCGGAAGATTCCAACTATTTTTGTAATTTACATTTATCCAAAAATTTTTTATAGCGACCTCAGTTGGATTTAAAGTAGTGTATTTATCATTTAATAAAGAAAATGAATTTTTAATTATATAATTTTCTATTACAGAATTTTTTAAATTATTTGTTTGAAAACCCCCTACATTAGATTTTTTAACTTGGTAATTTTTATTTTGTTCTGATTTTAATTCTTTTCTTATTTGATCAAGAAATTCTTGTTTATCAAAAGTATTTATAAAAATTGAAGTAGTAAAAATATTTAAGTTAGCCATTTTCTTGAGATCTATCTATCTGCGCATAACTTATTGCACCTTGAATCGTATTACTCCCTGTAGCTGCTTGGACCGTTATTGCGTCTCCAGCTTCTAAATTTAAACCTTGTGGTGTAGCATTAACTTGTGATTTTGCAGCAAGATCATCCCTAAAAAATTCATACTCTGTACTCGAATCAGAAGAATCTACTAAATTCATATTTACCAATATAGCTGATGACGCGTCACTGTTAGAACAATAAACGCTTTTAACAATTACTGTTGCGTCTGAAGGACAAGTGAATACAGTTGTTTTACCTGTGCCAGCTTGTTTGAAACCCTGATTTTTATATCTAATTGTCATGATAAAAAGTAATTAAAAGCCTCTTGTTCATTTTTAAGTTCTTGTTGATATGATGTATTTAACTTATCTTGCATCGTTCGTAAAGACTGAGAAATTTGCCTTTGGTTTTCTGTGGAATACTTTGGCGTTGGTTCAGGTATTACAATATCTACTCTGGCCATTATAATCCTGATTGCACACCACCAGGACCACCACTATAAGGATTAGATGTTTTTCCAGTGGATTTTGAAGCAGATGTTTTCGTTGGTATACTTCCTCCACCCATTCCTATATCTCTATCTGTTGGTTGCATGTTTGTAATTCTAGGACTTACAATAGTGTTAATAGTTCCTTGCTTGTCATCTTGTCCTAAAAATTTCTTTTCTCTTTTTTTATCTAAGAAATCCATTAATGTTTTAGATTGACCTAAATCTGTTTGTCTAATTCTTTGATTAAAATTTTGTATTGCTCCTATTGGATTTACATTTAATAAAGGTGCTATTCCAAAAGCTGTTGATGCAGGGCTTAGTATACTACTCAATACATTACTTTGAATTGTATTTAAACCTAATTGTCTTGCTGCAAATTTTGCAGCTTGATTTTTAAGAACATTAGTTGCTATATCTTTTATCGGAAAATTTATACCACCGTCAGGCATAAAATTGTTTATCATACTTTGAGGTTTATCTACAACTGAAAAAGAAGGAACGTAGTTTTCAAAACCTGGTTGTTGCAAAATACCAGCTACACCTATGGGTTCATTTGCCATGGCTACATTATTAGCATAATCTCTTAAAAAAATTTCGTCCATTATCCTCTCATTCCATCGAGTTTTACATCAGCTCTAAAAGTTCCAAACCGCCAATTTTCATCTGTGCTAGTATTAGCAATTTTTAAACTAGCAAATCTAGCTCGAGCCCTTGTATCTACTTTAGCAGTTGTTGAGGTTACTGTAAATGGCCCTAATGGAGAAGATGCTTCAGTATCACTAGGAAAATCTCTTAATAGAATAGTTACTTGAGCGTTTCCTTGTATAGTTTTAAAATCAGGAACAAATCTACTCATACTCATAAAAAATTCTGCACTTGTTCCATCAGGGTTTAAACTAAAGTCTCCAGACTCAATAAACGCTGGAATAGCAGTTTTGTTACCAGATGTGTCTACTTCGTTGACACCTTTTTCATGTTCAAAATATTTGGTAGATCCATTAATATTTGTAATACCTTGAACAGTTGGAAAGGTAGGTAATCCTGTAGAATTAAATTCTGTAGCGTAAGGATTTTCGTAAAGGTTTGCGTCAACCCAAGTAGTTCTTGATAATGATCCAGTTACCCAAGTTCCATCTTGGTAATTATAACATACATACCTATCGTTAAAACTAGATGTTGCTTGAGGATAGTACCAACAGATCTCTTCATATAAATGATTTAGACCTACATAAACTGACTCTCCAGCAGAATAATTTATTCCTAAATTATTACCATTTTTAGTTGTAAAAACAAAATCTTCTACTGCACAAGGTAATGATTTTACAGTACCATCATAAACAAAAAAACCACCAGATTCTCCCATCCAATAAACAATACCATTTACATATTTCATAGCGTGTTGACCAATACACCCACAATTAGAACCTACTTGTCTAACAGAAAAAGTAAATGGAGGTCCAACAAACTGCATCACATATGCAGCGTTATCAGTTAAAATAAATGTATAATCTTTTCCTTTTATTGCACCTACTATTTTAGTTCCGGAATCTAATCTAAAAGTTCCTGCTGTATTTACTGATGTTGGTGTATAATCTGAAATATTTTCTTGATCAGAAAATCTTATAAACATTTTGTCTTGTGTTCCTGATGATCCTATTGTTGTTTCTGTTCCTAACATTATTAAATGCCTATCTCTATCAGAAACTAAAGACATTACGGATGCGGTTGGTGCATTAGAAATAATTTCTGCTCTTGTATTCAAAGCGTTAGAATTAGAATTTATAGGATTCCATGAAAAAGATTGTCCGTTTTTTATGGTAGCAATAAGTTGCTCACCAAAGTTATCTAAAGACCAAGATGCAGGATCAACAGTTAAAGTTTGTGATAATGATTCAATACCCCATCCTGTGAATACCTCAACGCCCGCTCCACTTGAATGTGCCGATCTTGTTCCTGCTGCTGCTCTTGTAATCCCTGTAAGATCGTTGCTTGAGACTCCAGTGTAAGAAATAAATTCAGCTCCAACTTTAATAGTACCAGTGCTTGGAAATCCAGTAGTAGATGTTAAAGTAATTGAGGTTCCTGATCCACCAGTACCAGCTGTGTCATCTAACAGAGCTCCGTTTAGTGTGCTAAACACTTGTTGTCCACCACCCCACAGTCCTGTACCCCATCCAAATCCAAATGTTGAACCTAAAGCTCCTGGCTTTATATATGGAGTAACTGTTGCAGATCCAGATCCGTTGACCGTTGTCCCTGCTGCGCTTGCCATGGTGATTGTAAATTCATCACTACCAGGGACAGTAACAACTTGAAAAGGATTTGTTGTAAAATCTGCTCCAGTATAACCCGCTCCTGTTGGAGGAGTTACGGAAGAAAATAAAAATATATCTCCTGGTTCTAGACCATGAGCTGCTTTGTTGACGGTTACTGTTGCTGATGTATTGACAGTGTCAAAGGTACAACTAGTTAAAGCTGTGCCAAGAGGAGTGATATCAAAAAAAGCACCCTCATAATATATAACTAAAACTTTATTTGTTCCTATTGCAGCGTATTTTCTACCATCAAGATCAGCCCAAATAAATTGTTCCCTTGCAGCACCCACTAAAGTGTTTTCTAAAATTTGTTCCCAACCACCTATCTTTTCAGGTAATCCATATCTAAATCTTACAAAATCACCATCAGTCCATTTACCTTCAGCTCCAGTCTGAGTGACTTGTTTGTTAAATCCAGGGGCTATTTGTACTTTTGTTAAGGGCATATTTCATTATAGCATTTTAATGATTAAATTTCTATAATATGCAAATTTTTACTTATCTAAAGTAACTTTAGGTGCTTTACTATTTATTTTAGAATCTTGATATGTCATTTTTCCTTTTATTTTTGGATCAAAATTTATATGCCAATCAGAAACTATTCTTACTAAAATATTACCAATATGTTTTAAAGACTCTGGTTCAATCACTAATTTTTTATGTTTATTAATAATTTTGATTTCTTCATCAGAAAAAATCCAATCACATGAACCATTTTTATATTGTTTAAACTGCATATCTAATACCTCTGTGTACCCCACATGTGTCTTCTATCCATATGTTCATCCTTGTATTTACCCTGTGCATCTACATAATGTAAAAAACATTGAGCTTGAAAATCACCTTTAAACTCATCTCTCCAATGAGGTAGGTCTCGTCCATAATATATAACTCCGTCACCTGGATCTAAACTTACTTTTGTATCATTTATGTAAATAGGCCAATCAGTTCCATCAGTGCTTAAAGTAATTGTAATACTTATTTCACATGCTTTTCTATCGGTGTGTTTTTTTAAAATCGCACCTTTAGTATACATTCTCCAAAATGAATATGTAGGTAAAACTTTTTTATCAACATATTTTTCAATTTTATTTTTATATTTTAACATTAAAGAGTCTGTAAGAGGATCTCCATAAAACATTGTATCATTTACATTTGACATTTTATAATCAAAACTATCTAAGTTTGAAATATGTTTTAATTTACAATACTTAGCTAACAAATTAATTTCATCTTCCGTTACAAAATTTTTTATTACTTCATACTTATCTTTAATTACACTGCCCATGCTACCACCGAATATCTTGTACCAGATATAACTGGTTTTACAGAATGTGGATAAAGAAAATTACTAGGCCACAATATAGCTCTATTTTTTTTCTTTTGAACCACTATCTCTTTTTTTGTATTAGCAAATTTAAATACTAATTCACCACCCTCATACTCATCATTTACAAAAAAAATTATACTCATACATCTATTAATTGATTTAGCATCATCTACATGAAATTTATAGTGTGAAGTTTTTTCATATTTTAAAACCTGTATATCATTAACACCAATGTTAAATCCTTCTAAATTTTTTATATCTCTGTATTGTCTTAACATTAAATTAAAAGTAAATTGTAAAAAATTAGCCCAATGAACAGTAGTCATGCTTTCTTCATTTATACTTTTTAAATACCAAATTTGAGTTTTTCTGATATTTTCATTTACACCATCTTCTTTTTTTAAATCTAATATTTTTCCTTTTTCAAAATCTTTATGTTCTTCACATATTTTATAAAATGCTTTTAATGTTTCATCTCTTAAAACATCGTCAATGATGTGGATATAATCCATTAATGTAGGATCAGGTTCTTTTATTTCCATGATTTTCTATGCCACCATTTATTTTTATAATTATGTAGTATATGTGTATATATCTCAAAAGGTGATTTAGTTGAATCTTTTTTTGGTGTTATTTTCATTTTCCATGTATCTCTTTTAAAAGGAAATACTTGCACATAGGGTGTTCCTATTTTTATTGTCGATCTTAAAACTGGATATTTATCACCGTTAAATATAATAGGAAAATTTACTTCTTCAGGAAAACTATCTGTATCAACAATACCTGGTATAATAGAAAATCTGTCATCAGAATTATTCATAGGTGGTAAAAATAAACATGAATAACCTGGAGGTGTTTTGATAGTCCAAGGATTTAAAATTTTATGAAAAAAATTACCTTTGTTTTTTTTATTGAAAGGACACTCACTTCCTAGTTGTCTTGGATCATGAAAAGTTGATTCTCCATTATTTAAATTTATACCACTACCCTCAAAACTTGAAATATATAAAGTTCCCATTTCATTGTCTTTATATTCGTTGAATGAAAAAAAATAATCTACTGGCATTTTTAGAATATATCCTGAAGTCAAAGTATCTAAAAACGGCATGCAACCTTTTATAGTTCTATGTCCTGGTGCATGATTTAAATTTTTAAACCACTGAGGTATATTTAATTTAGTGGGTTCTGGTAAACAATTAGAATAATTTTTTATATATTTTTCATCTGTACTAAACTCAATAGTATTTGAGAACATTACCTTTTTATATATTCTTTAAGGTATTTGTAAAGGATGAATGTAAGTTATGGAATTATCCTCACAATATTTTTCCCATGGTTTATCTAGGGGTAAAGGCAATGAGCTATAATCTAGATTTTTTAAATATGTTCTATACGAAGTGCATTGAGATATTAATGCATTTGTAGGATCATTTTTTTCTAATTCATCAATTAATTTAATTACATCTTGATGTATTAATTTTAGTGTGGTTTCATCAATAGAAGCTCCTTCTAAACTTTCAGAAAGATCTGTTAATGAATATGTATCTCCTGATGTTGAAACACTAAATGTGTTTGTTCTAATTTTTTCAAAATCTTCGTTTGAAATATCTATAACTGACATACCTGCTGCTGGAATATTCAAAGCATCTTTAGCATTGTCATCCGCTGCAATGGCTGTAAGGTTGTTATTTTCTAAAATTATATATGCCATAATCCTATCCTATACTGGTGAGTTATCATAAAATATTAATGCACCTTGATTTCCTGAAGAACCTGGTTGTCTTGATGGACCTCCGTCTTGTGGTGAAACTCCTCCAGCTCCACCCTGACCAATATCAGTGTACCAAATATAATTATTGTTTGGAAGACCAATTGTAGTTTTACCTGGAGCACTAACATTTCCATTTGATCCAGCATTACCTGGAGGTGTTCCTGGAGGGTTCAATCCTCCTCCTCCTGCACCGCCACCATTAGCATCAAATAAATTTGCTACTGATAAATTTCCTGCACCATTACCAGCATTACCTGTGTTTCCTGCATTTCCACCATTACCTGGTGCTCCTATTGAAAAAGGTTGTGGCGAACCTGGTGGTGCACTACCTTCAATATAACTAAACCCACCTTGCCCACCTGTTCCTCCCGGGCCATTATTTCCTGCGCCCCCGCCTCCTCCGCCAGCTGCGTATGCAAGCGCGTAGAAAGATGTTGTTGTAGGTCCAAATGTTAATGTTCCAGAAGCAGGGCCTCTAGTAAGTTGTGTTAAATGAAATCCTCCGCCTCCTGCAGAACCTGAAGACGCAGCAGTTAATCTACCTTGTGCATCTACAGTGATAGAAGCAAGTGTATAGGATCCAGCTGTTACAGGAGTGTTTGCAAGTTGATCGGAACCAACAGCATCGTCTGCAATTTTGGCTTGGGTCACAGCATCAGCGTTAATTGAAGCGGTCACAACAGCATTATCAGATAATTGTGCTGCTCGTATTGCATCGTCTGCAATTTTGGCGTTCGTAATCGCATCATCTGCTACTTGTGCTGTTCCTATTGTTCCACCAAGAGTATCTAAAGAAACTTCATTTAAATTTGTTCCATCTGAATATGCTGCATAAATTTTAGCAGCATCAGGAGTAAAACCTGTTCCACTAGCAGTTTTAATTGTAAGATTAGATGGATTTGTCAATCCAGAACAATCAAAGATATAAAATTTTTCTATTGAATCTGGAATAGTACAAACTGTGCTCGATGCGATTGTTGCAGTTGCAAATTTAATAACTAAATTTCTTGCGTTAGAAATTGCACCATCAGACATAACAAGGGCAACAGTGCCTCCAGAAGACAATGTAATTTGTTCAAATCCAGCTATTGCTTGTTGTACTAAATTTAAATTTGTATTTGTCTTATCACCCCATGTACCAGCATTTTCACCGGTTACCATTAGCTCTAGTTTAAGATCACTTGAATAACTTGATGCCATAAAAAATTCTCCTTAATAATTTAATATTTTACATGAATCAAGCAGCCAAATCAACTACCGTCCACGTATTAGATACTCCTAAATCTATCTCATTCCATGAAGTAATATTAGGACTTCCTACAGATCCTGTCAACTGTATGCCACTAGGGGTCACTAAAGCGTCTCCTGTTACAGGACCCTCTTCTCCCAAAGACGATGTCATTGACAGTCCTGATACACCTATTATTTGTGCAGGTATTTCAGAATGCTGTCCAAGTGTCATGGTAGCAGAAATTCCAGTAGCAGGTTCGTTAGTGCTTTGTACTAAAGATATTGTTCCTTGGGTGAAAGATGCTTGAATACCTGTTACAGGTACATCTAGGAATAAACCAGCTGCAGTGTTTCCAATACTTGAAGTTGCAGAAATTCCAGATACAGTTACGTTTGCGTCTCCAGTTATAGAGGTAGAACCTTGAGTAAAATCTAGTTGATCTTCTGCAGCAAGAACAAAAACATCTCCGTCAATTTGAATTGAAAAACTTCCTTGCGTAAAGCTAGCTTGAGATCCACTTACAGAAACAGTAACGTCTGTAAATGCTGTCTCGTTTCCAATGGATGATGTTAAAGATTGTCCTGTTACTTGTACTGAAAAATTATCACCCCAGGCAAACTCGCCCCATTCACCTCTACCCCAACCTTCTCCTGTTAGAGTGCTTTCATCTACTGTTGCTGCACCTATGCTTGATGTCATAGAAATTCCTGTAACGGGAACTCCTATACCAACAACGGTGCTACCAACACCAATCGACATTGTTACAGGTCCAGGGACAATTAAAGCTGAAGTACCACCTACTGCAGCACCAATACTTGATGATAATGATATTCCTGAAACAGATACATCAGCATTTGCTGTAACTGATTCAGAACCAATTGATGATGTTAATGATATGCCACTAACAGAAACTATTTCGTCAGAAAGGTCTCCCCATTCTGATGCTCCCCATGTCTTTCGTCCCCATCCAGTGGCCATATCATTTTAATCCTTATGCTAATCTTAAGATTGCAGCGGATGTTGTGAAAGCAGGGAACTGAATTGTAAATGTTCCTGCAGTCGCAGTCTTGTCTCCACCGAAATCTAATACAGCAACAGCGTCAGTGGTGTTAGAACCACCGTCAGTTGTCGTATTGTAAATTAATGCACCTCTTGCAGTAAGAGTAACGTTTTGAAAAGATAAATCAGCAAAATCAGTAATAGCTACTGAAGATGAAACTTTTACACCTTGGTTAACCAAAGCTTTACCACCCGCTGAATAATTAGATGATGATACTTCGTTTGCAGTTGCATAGTTTGTAGTTGATTTACCTAAAGTTGCAGAACTTGTGTACATTGCTAACTTGTAAGTGTCAGAAGATGTATCAAAGTCATGCTTTCCTTGTAGTAATTCTTTTTTAAAAGAATCACAGAT